AGTGGTCTTTTGTATCACCTAGTTCTTTATTATAAAACGAGTTTGCTATCTTCTTTGTAAACTTAATTAATGATTGACCTGTGTATGTAACAGCCTCTGCATTATCTAAATCATAAAAACGAAATACAGGTAATCCTAATACACCATATAAACTATTTAACAAAACTTTCTGTAGATATTGTCTTCTATCAAAGTATTCTGATTTAGCTATATCTCCATCTTCATAAAATTTCTTTGATAATTTACGATACTCGACTCGTTCATCAAACCACTTTCTTAATAGAGCTGGAAGTAATCCATCTTTATCTGAACGATACATTACACCGTTTGTAGCAACACCAACTTCTTCATTATCCAACATATTCTTCAATTCAGTTTCAGTATATTTACCTAAAACTTTAGAATTATGAGTTATTGAATATGTTTTTTTATTTTTCTTTGATAAGAACTCTTCGGGATTCCAACCTTCTATTTTACCTAATTTAGTCTCAGGAGATATGTTTAAAGACATTATACACGACGGATACATCGATGTTATGTCTAAGTCATATACCCAATCGTGTTTCCCACGCTGTGGTTCCTGGACATAAGCTCCTACAAATTTTTCTAATTTTGTTCTATCAAACTTCCTTGGTTTATTAGGAGCCACAATATTATTCTTTTTAAGATAAACTAAGATAGCACCTTCTAAATACCTAGATGACATAAATACATTCTCATACGGAACGTGTCCAAGATGAGCCAGACCCTTTGCGATACCAATAAAATCTAATTTATCATCAAGTTTTTTAATCAATCTAACGTCTTGAATATTATATTCAATAAACTTTTTTAAGTCGTTTTCATATAACTCGTTAAGTGTTCCTTCATAAGCAACTTTCTTTTCACCTATTTCAAATTCACCAATGGCGTCTAATCTATAAGAAGGTTGTTCACTAAACGTAAATCTTTTATATAAACCGAGATAATCTAAAACACTAACTCCAGCTATCTTATATCGTTTAACAAATTCACTCCATTGAACTATTCCAACCGGTGATAAAAAGTTAGCTATAGTTTGACCTACAACTTGTTGTGCTCTATTATACAAGTATGTTATATCAAAAAACTCAACATTCCAACCTGTTAATATTGTCGGTTGTATTTCTTTATACTTTATAAAAAATTGGTGTAATAAGTCATACTCAGTTGAAAACGATTCAACTATAACATCATCATCAAAGTCATCATTTAATTTACCGTGTTCATCAAGTACATAACAATAGTATTTATCAAGAAGACAGTCATTAAAACCAATAGCTGTTATTTTATTTTCAGCCTTGTTTACGTCTGGAAACCCATTAGTTACTTCAACCTCAATATCAAATATCATTACACGATGACCTACTGATGGTTCATCTGAATTAGTATAGTTATCAACTAATACTCTGATTTCAGGGTTTACATCTGATTCAAATAGTTCTGGTTGTTCTGGGTCCCAATCTGTAACTCTCTTTAGTTTATCACCGTACAATGAAACATGCGTTCCTGCTTTATTTTTAACATAAGCATACTTCTTATATCGAAATGTTTGATGACCGAATTTATCATCCCATACGTGCATTGTATTTAATTTTCTATCGTAATAGATGTTTTGATACATTTATGTTATAAAACCTTTATTTTTGATGTATGAATATACGAATAAAATCGCATACAAGTCAAGTACTTTTTATTTCCTCTCCCGGAATTTCACAACTATCGTTGTTACAAAATTTATCTATTTCTGCTTCTTCGTTTTTAATTACACCAAATGATAATTTACTAAGATTTTTAACTTGTTTATCATATTCGTTTTCAGTAATTGCTTCATACGGCATCTGTTTGTAAGCACCATAATCGTGTCTTGGTAGTAAAGAAATACCTTTTAATCTATACTGAAAGTAATTTAATACATTTGGAAGTTGTTCAGCTTCTGTTTCTGGATTGAATGTTGCTGTACAACTAACTTGATTATCAGCCCAATGACGTTGTAAGAACGCAGCTAAACTAAATTGTTCCCAAATAGATAGTTCAGCTGCAGTTCTTATACCCTCACCTACATCTACAGGAACCTCAACTACCATAGTGGTGTCTTCTGAACCGAATGCAGGTTCTAACTTATAACCTGCTTTTTGTAATGGTTCTATTAATTCTGAATGTTTTGAAAGTCTTACTCTCCTAATATAGAAGCGACTTTCGGGATAATGTAAACCTGGAGTAGCACCAGCCAATAAGGAAACTGTACCGCTTGGTTTAACTGAAGTAGTCTTGATGGATTTTGGTACAGCAAACCAATCACTATATTGTTTATCCCATTCTTGTATCGTATCATATCCACTCTCCAACCAAGTTTGTAATTTATTTAAACCGTGACTTGTTATAAACTGTGCAACACCACTTACAGAACAACCTATTCTACGATTCCTTAACATAACTCTATTAGTATCTGACCAATGTGTTCTACCGAGTGTTACTGTTTTGGCATACAGATAAGCATATTTTAATGTTATCTGATAATCCTCTAACGAATCGTGATTGTTTGGAAATGTCTCTACTAAACAACACAACTCATATGATTCAAGTGATTGTTCTAAACATGGATTACCACCCATAACTCTATGGTCTTTATTATCACCGCCGTTTTTCATACGAGAATACGTTCTCATATTTTCTAACCAAGCTAGTCCAGGTTCTCCGTTATCTACAATTCTCTTACACACATCAGTATAATCCATACCAAGTTCTGCAAAGATAGAGTTGTTAGATGTCCAACCATACATTTCTCTATGTGGATTTACTTTATAATTTTTTAAGTCTAAGTATTCTTCTGAGTCTGCATCACCGAATACAATCTCTGCCGTTCTTCTGACATTACCAGCAACTACACATTTACCGATAAGATTCATTATATCAACAATCGTAGTTACAGTAATAGGATTCCCTGAATTATCTTCTAATACATTCCTAATATCTTCGTGAACTTCTTTTAATGGTTCAGGACCAGAACTTACTCCACCAAAACCTTTGATTGGTTCTCCCTCAGCTCTTATCTGACTATAATCAAATTCTACACGAGCAGTTCCGTGAAAGTAACTTTCTAATAATAATTTTAAGGATTCTACCCACCCTTCTCGGGTGTCAGGTATCTCAAATACTTCTTTATTTCTATCTGTATTTATACCTTTAACAACTATTTCACCTGCACCCTTACAATCAAATCCAACACCCACACCCAACATACTTGCATCCATAAGGAAACAGAATGGTTTTGAGTAATCTTCTTTAATTGTTTTAGTGGATACGAATGCACAGTTATTTAATGCTGCGTAAAGATTCTTCTCTTCTGTGATTGCCGTTCCCATAGCCCATAGACCACGACCTGGAGGTAAGAATTTCATATTAAAAATTCTTTCATACATCTCTTGTGCAGATTTTTGACCCTGCCAAGGATTCCAACCTAATTGATGTGATTCAATGTGATGTTTCTGCATAGAGTATGTTCCCTCAACTACTCTTTGAACAGTTTCCCACCATCTTTCATTTTTACCATCTGCTTTGAGTCGTGAGTAGGTTCTCATATAAACTAATTCACCTAAACCATTAAAACCAAATGGTGGTTTTTTTCTTTTGTATTTATCTATAAACTTTTCAGATAACTTAAACTTTTCCATACTATCGAACTCCTTGTTGTAATCTTATTCCTGTAACAAACATAAATATAATATATACTAAACTTAAATTAGAAATTATTCAAATCCGTCAATATTTTTTTCCATATCTTTATATTTGTTTGCTAATTCTTTTCTCAAGAACTCTTCACTATTGTTCATCTTACCCTGAGTGTCTTTTCCAAACTGACTACTACCTTCAAATATCTGTACTTGACCTATATTTGTATTTATTTTTGAAGGATATGTAACACCATCTATTCCAAATCTATTTTTAATGACGTGAAATCTACCTGTGTTTGCTATCTTATCTTCTACTTTTCTACTCATACTCATAACAAAGTCAGCAGTCATAACTTTACTATAATCCTCTGAAACCTTATCAGCACCAATCACATCTTCTTCAAGAGCTGAACGATTAGCTTGAGAAGCTGTCCATATTGGTATTTCTAACTCACCAGCTAATCCTCTTAAATCTTCATAGATAGTTCCTATTGCATGTCTCTTCTCTTTAAAGTTTCCTGTAGGCATTAATATATCAGCATAATCAACTATTACCATATCTGGTTTTTCACCACTTATTTCAATCTGTTTTAAGTGAGAACTGATTGTTTGTACACTAGCACCTTTAGTTGGAAAATACTTGATTAGTAATTTACCTGGAAGTTTTGATAATTTAGCTTGTACATCATCTTTATAATATTTTATATTTGATGTAGTAACTCCTGTAAATATAGAGTCATATCGTAAACCGACATAGTTTTCATTTAACTCTAAAGTGTAATGAACTATAGTTTTACCTTCTTTTAAAGCACCAGCACCTATCGCTTGAAGTGTCCAAGATTTACCGATTCCAGCTGGAGCAACAATTACTCCGAGTTCACCGTGACCTAAACCACCATCCATTATATCATTAACCACATCCCAAGGTGTTTTAACTGTTACTCTAGCAGATTCTGCTAATCGTGTTTCTAATGATATTATATAATCATGTCCTAAATCTCTTGTAGTACCAGCTTTCATAGCTTCATCTATAATAGATTTTATACCATCATAATCTTTGTTTTCTAACAAATCAACTGAGTTAAGTATTGCAGTTTTTAGTGTTTGATTTTTACAGAAGTCAAGTGTTTCTGATTGTACAAATTCTAAATCTGTAGCTTCTACATTTTTCCAAACTTCTCTTAACTTATCCACAACACCTGATTTTAATATATCATCATCTATTTCATCTATTTTATATTTTATAACTTCAAGTGTGGGTTGTTTTTTATATTTATAGAAGTAATCTACTATACTTTTAACTAACCATTTATTTGAATCTGAATCAAACATTGTAGGATTCAATATATCACTAATAGTTTGAATAAATTTTATATCACTTAATAAAGAAGCAATGATTTTAGTTTGAAATGAGGTTCCAAATTGTGTTAAAGTTTCACTCATGTGTTTTTTCTGCATAATGATTTAGTTGATTAAAGTTAGTAAGCAACCATCCATTAAGATTAGGAAGTGCTGTATATAACTTATCTTCTAAGAACATTTTTTCAAATTGATATTTAATTAACCTATTTATAGGCTCATTAACTCTATCAATTATTTTTGTTTTTGTAGAACCTGCTATGTGTACGTCTGATAATTGCATTAGTTTGTAATTTAATTCTATAACATCTTTAGATTCGGGTAATTCTGTAATAACTTCATCTATATTAACTATTCGATTTTCTTTCAAAAACGGTAATTTTTTTTGTATAGTCTTCAAACCTAAACCACGTACACCAGATATGTTATCTGACTTGTCTCCATCTAATACTCTGTACCAAATGTAATTGTGAGATGAGATACCATATTCTTCCAGTACAGATTGTTCGTCATAAATTTTCTTTTTAGTTGGACTCCATATCTTGATTCTACCATTAGCTAACTGAAGAAAATCTTTATCTGTAGACATAACTGTAATTTGAGATTCAGTAAGAACTTGTCTACATAGATATCCAATTGTATCATCCGCTTCAATATTATCATATGACATTACAGTTATAGGAAGGTTATCTAAGTACTCAACAATACGTTGTAATTGCATAATCATATTTTGTTTCTCATCTGCTTGAGAAGCAAAATCATAAGAACGATTTACTCTGTATTTTGTTTTTCGATTTTGTTTATATTCTGGATATAGTTTACGGCGGTGTTTAGACCCACCTTTACCATCAAATACTATGATGACGCGTGTAGGTCTAAACATATTTATAGTGTAACCGATACTTCTTAGAAAACCAACTATCCCACCAACGTGAATTCCGTCATCATTGGTCGTTGGTATAACACTAAATACTCTTATAAAAGTATTTAAGCCATCTATTATCAGTACTTTGTCATTAGGTTTACCGTCATCTAATGAACCACCTTTCTTTTTAATCTCATCAAACATAGAAAGGTATTTACTATTACTCACTCGCTTCCTCTTCTACAACCACGTCATCAATACCGAAATTCTTTTCATATTTAAGAATAACCTTATCACAAATTAAGTTGTAGCAATATTCTCTAAACTCAAGGTCTTTGAGTTGTTTACTCCAATCTTTAGATTGAAACTTGAGTTCTTTACCAGCGTGATTATCCATCGTGTACCACGCACCACCTTGTTTTACTAAGTTATGTTCTTTCATAACTTTTAACCAACTACCATCATCATCAATACCTGATTCAAAATAAAGTTCAAAGTCAGCATGTCGCATAGGAGGTCCAAGTCGATTCTTAATGACTTGAGCTCTCATCTTCATACCAATGTTGTTATTCTTTTTATCTTTAATTTGACCAAGATTTTTTAATCTGAGTCGTGTTGAAGCGTGAAATGGTAATGCTTTACCACCACTTGTAGTCCACGGGTCACCAAACATAACTCCGAGTTTTTGTCTGAGTTGATTTGTAAACACAAGAGCAATCTTTTGTCTACCAATCATTTGAGTAATCTTTCTCATAGCTTTTGATAGAATGATTGCTTTACTTGTAGCCCAACCATCTTTATCAAACTCAGCTTCTAACTCTACTTTAGTTGTTGCAGCTGCTAGTGAATCTACAAGAATGGTTACTAACCTATCTTTATCTGATTCACGAACTTTAGCAACAATCTCTTCTATAGCTGAAAAGATATCCTCTACTGTTTCTAAATGTAGATATAACATACTTCCTACATCTACACCAATAGATTCTAAAAACTCAGTACTAACTGCAGTTTCTGTATCTACATACACAGCAACTCCACCTTTTTTCTGTGTCTCAGCTAATATATGAGCTCCAATTAGTGATTTACCACTTGATTCCAACCCATTGATTTCTGTAATACGACCTACTGCAATACCACCGTGTGGTTTGTTTGATATTGCTAAGTCTAACATAGTAGAGCCTGTAGATACAAAATCTTTTATATCTGTAGGTGTGGTGTCTGTACCATCTAAGAAATATGCTACTTTCATATCCTTAAATTGTTTGTTTAATGTATCGGCTAAAACACCAGCTAATTCATCTCTCGTTGACATAAATTATCTCCAATTTTATTGTTAGTAAAAGTGGGGAGTATCCGGTAACACTTGCAGGCGGTTTTATTCCTGTCTTCAACTCCCCGTTTTTTTATTTAGCTATTGAATAAATCATCAAATGCGTCTGATGTTTCTTTTTTATCAAAGGAACTAGCAGGAGCGGCTTTAACAACCTCTTCTTTTTTAGTTGTCTCTTCACTTGAAGAATCACCATTTAGGTAATCATTAAGTGCTTGAGTCAATTCATCATAAGAACGTTCCTGATATATATCAGTAATATTCTTTTGAGATTCCGTGATAGTTTCAAGAGCAGATGCATCTTCTGTTATTGGAGTCTGATTAGGTTTTACCCTGATTGATGTTGAAGGAAAGGATTTACCTGTTTCTTCAGCGGTTTTGAATTCTACAGCTACATCACGACCACTTACTGAGTCTGTGATATCACCATAGTCTGGATCTGCGATAATGGAAAGCAGTTCTTGATAAACCGTCTTGCCGAATCCCCAAAACTTAACACCTTGAT